TCAATGAAAAAGCTCTCAATAAATTGCGCTTGCGCCGGACGCTGCGCGGCAAGCTCGTCAACGGCTTGCTGGTACAGCGGGGCTGAGCTGTATCCACGCACGCCGCCAGCAAACTCTGTCGCCGCTGGCATGCCGCCCATGATGTCCGTCTGAGACATCTGCGGCCCCATACCAAACGCAGACGCAACGTCAGCGGTCTGCTGGAAACCTGCTTCTTGGAACGGCGTAAACGCGGCAACATCAGGCCCGTAATATGGCACATATCCAATCTGGCTAATGCCTTCAGCCTTGGCCAAATTGCGGCGTGCTGCTTCCTCAATGTATTCTGGAATTTCAACGCTTGACGTTGTTGATCCACCTTTGCCGCCTGACATTATTCAAACTCCTTCACATATGAGGCGTGCAGTGGCGTCCAGCCATGCGCCTTCAGTGGTTTCTTCCAGCCAAACCGGCCTGTCATAGTCAATGCAGAGCATCCTTGCGATTTCGCCCATGCTACCACATCTTCATGCATTTCTAAAATCTGATCCAACTCGCCGCCACCAAGAAACACGTTTAAAACTTTCTTCCTCGGATATACCACTATTTCGGTTACTATGCACCCCCTCGGCGTAGGCCAGAGCTGCATGCTACCTTTGTATATACCCTCTGCCACGTCGATGAAGTCATGCGTGCCGCCGGAATACTCCAAAGCGGCCTCAATCCAATCGCGGCATCTCTCAAGCTCTTTATCCATGAAGCCTCGTAATCGCTAAAGTTGAAGCGGGGATCGCTGGCACCGGCGAAGATGCTGCGGTGTAATTCAGGAATCCTTGCGTGCTGTCAATCATGTAATTCACTTCAAAGTAATCATTTGCCGCAACGGTGAATATCTGTGTGCGCGACGTGACAACCGTGGCGTTGTTTTGGTGAAGCGCCGTTGTCATAGCGCTGTCGGCAACATTTGTTCCGTTCACGCTTGGCCAAAAGTAGAAGTGAACCGTGCTGGCAGACGTTGATGATATTTGCGCGGAAAACGATATGACGTATTGGCCAGCTTCCTCGAAAACAATCCTTGAAGCTGGCGTTCCCTGTGTTATTCCGTCATTGCCGGTGGGAGCATCGTAAGTCAGCTTGTAGGCTGTGTTTGCTGCTACCGGCACGACGTCAGCCGTCAGCATAAAGTCAGCGTGGCCATCCTCAAGCACAACCTGACGCCATTCACCGTTTTTGCTCACAACGGGATAACCTTTTTCACGGTCATAAAGAATAATGCCATCTTCTGCCGCAGAAGAATACTGATCTTTTGCATCTAAGATGTTCAATGCCTGCGAAAGATAACGGCGTAGGTTTTCTGCCCACGCCTTCGCATCAACCGTAAATGGCGGCACAATCCTCATCGCGTACCGCCAGAGCTTGCGTCAAGCCGCATAATGCCGACACGCCAGTCCACTGGCTGGTTTCCCTCAACGCGCATACGCACCTGACGCCCCTGAAAGCGTACAGATGTTGGGTTGCTCATGCTGAACGGCCCATATTCAGTTTCAGCGCCATTAGGGTAAAACCGTGTTTTAAACTTAGCTGTTACGTCACCTTGCGTCTTTTCATCAGGGATCAGATTTGTCACCCGCATGACTTGATCGCCTGTGCCAATTAAAATTGGGCCTGTCTCTGCAAACGGTGTTAATGAGCCATAATCGTATCCAATCTCATGCTCATAAATTTCGCCACTGCTTTCAGTGAATAATGGCCTACTAAACACGCCAGCGTCCACGCCTGCCGTCCGATCAATCTCGCCTGTTGTCCAGATGTTTTCAGCGTAATCATATGCAACATACCTGTCGCATTCCGTTCCGTTGTCAGATGGGTAAAACCACCAAATTTCATTCCACGCACTATTTGCCGTTACTGAGACTTTAGAGGCTTGGTCTGCGTTCATTTCGCTAAACACATAGTCACCAACTTCGCATGGAATCGACTGCACAGCGCCGCCGCTGTAGGCAAAGAAGCCACGCTTGCCCATCCAATATACTGCATTGTCTACTGTGATGGCTGAGTTGGCAGAAATAGCTCCACACGCAGTTCCAACGCGCTCCACGCCATAAACAAAAGGCGGGCCTTGATATGTCATCGTGTGGGCGTCTTCTGTCGTAAGAATTAGCGCCTGACCCCTTGCGCGAACCCCCTGCAAGATTGTGCCAGAGGTCTGCAACTCTATGTCACCCGCTTGGTTTGTTGCAGCCGCAGTCCAAGCTGTATTATCTTCTTGGTCACTCCATTGAATTTTACGCGGGTTGCCCCCTGCGCCAAAGCAAACCACAAAGCGTTCTTCTGTAACCATAAACCCGCTGCATGATGTTGGTGCGTTAGAAACTTGGGCCATTGTAGCGCCGGTCAAGTTCCACTCGTACAGCTTGCCATCGTCGGGCGACATCGCCAACAAGTATTCGCCCCAGTTGTCCAGCGTAATAATTGTTGCAGCAAGAATATCAGTTGCCGCCTGCCGCTCAATGCCATATTCGCCGTTGCCGTAAGTGTCGCCGCCATATGATGCGTTATAAGAACTGTCCACGCGCCCAGCAGTAAAACCCGCAGGAGTAATATCAGTTTTTGTGCCGCCTTGGTTAAAAGCGTAAATCTTGTTGTATGTCCCTACGGCCAAACGAACGCTTGCTGAATTATCTTCCCATGAATGCATGTAACGCACAACGCCAGCCGCGTCAGCCCCGTTCCAAGACCGCCACCCGCCAACTGGGCGCAAAGAGCCTTCATGCCAGCGCACCAAGTTTACATCGCGCCAGCGGTTTTGCGCAGAAAACTCTGTGCCGTTTCTGTAGGCTCCCGCTGGTATTTGCAATGGTATTAGTGGCATGGCTTGTTCCTACCAAGTAAACGAAAGAAAACTATTATTAGCGCCTTCGTCTGCGCCAACGACTAAGTTGTATGTTTGATAGGGAACAACAGGCACATTGTTATAGGTTGTTGTTGTTTCGTTGAAGTTCAGACCGAAAGCAGTTGTATTACCGCCAAAAAGTGTATCAGCATCATAATTGTAAGTATAAAACTGCGGGTTAGTTACAGTTTCACCAGCGCTATCAGTAGTGACCCCAGCCCAATATGTGCTGATAAGAGAATTCGCATCAGACTTAATAGCCTCATAGGTCAAAGAAGTTCCCAAAGACGTATCTGATTGCGTAGTGCTTCCAGCAAGGCTTAAATAAGTTTGACCAGTTGACGTACCCCAGCTAGAACCACCATCATTTGAAACCTCTATATTACTAGCGTTGCCAACTATTGAAGATGAATACCCAGAAGTTGGAATTGTGCCAGATTGGCTGGCAAGAGCGTTCGCAATAGATACCGTGCCAGTTCTTCGTGCTAAAACAGATGAAAGAGTGCCTGATTTTCTATACCACCCTGCATTTGGGCCAGACCCCCCATCAGAGCCATCTGCGCCTTGCACAGAAGTCAGAAATAATACGCCCGCTGGAACAGTGAACGTATAAGATCCCGCATTAGGATAAGACACACTGCCACTACTAGGGGAACCACCAGCCGCTGACATTAATTTTCTTGCGCCAAACATTTATCTCATATCCAGACCCGCAGTGAAGCCATACCAATTAGTTCCACCGTCAAAAGTAGAAAACACCAAAATGTCTACATAACCTGAGGCAGTGCTTAAAGTTGGCTGACCACCGCCTTCCCACTTTACAGCACTAGGCCACGTTATTGTTCGCGCAGTGCTGTCTTGAGTGACAACTAAAGTAAACGATGATGATTTCCCTGATCCAGCAGGGTTGCTGAAAATATATGTTACATCTTCTGTCAGCGTATGCGTGAAACTACATCCATCGCGCATGTTTAACGTGGCCGATCCTGATGATGAAGTGATTGCAGTAACTTCTTCAATGACGCCGTTGTCAAACGTCACAACACCATTCGCATCAGCCGTTACAGCCTTGCTTGCTTCTGTTGTGCCAAGAGTAGTGATATCCAGATAATTGACTTCCGCCGCCGTTGCTGTGATGGCTGTGCCGCCAATCTTCCAAGAACCTTGTGTAAGGTTTGGCAGAATTGCAGTTGTGCCATTCAACAGGTTATCAATGCTGTCTAAGTTGCCATTGATCTTGCCGCCCCATGTGTTGGCGCTCGCGCCAACTTCTGGCTTTACCAAGCCAAATGTCGTTGTTGTTGTATCAGCCATTATAAACCTCTAAGCAGCTTTGCTCCAATTTGTATCATCTTCGGACTGCAAAGTCCAAGTATCTGTATTTTCCGGCTGCAACACCCATTGGAAACTTACAGATATTTCTGGTATGCCCGCGTCAATGCTCGTTGCCGAAAGCAAGTGCCTTACGCTAATGCTAGTAGCCTCTACTTTCGGATAAACAAAAATACTGACAGGCGTTAAATTGCTAATAATTGACGCCGTTACGCTGTCCACAACCGGCGCTGCTGTTGCGATATCATTAGCAGCAAGGACGCTAATTATTGTTGCGTTTACATCATCAACAACGGGTGCGCCGGTAACTAAATCAATTGGCGCAACAACTTGCTGCTGTGAAAGCACAACGCTGTCTATAACTGGCGTTGTGGATAAGTTGTTTGCAGAAAGAACGTGGATATGCGTAAGCGTTGTGCTGCTTACCACAGGCGTTCCGCTTGTTATTTGCGTTACGCTTAGATCATGTATCTGTGTCAGCGAAACCTGATCAACAACGGGTACACCAGAGGTAATTCCATCAACTGCGATGTCGCCTTCAGCAGTTGCTGCTAATGGTGCTGATGCTAATGGGCTAAACCCCAGCATTAGATAACCCTAACTTTGAGGTTGTGCGTTGCAAGGGATGTAATCCTTACCTTGTTTGCGGCAGGAAAATCATAGTTGTAGTCAGTGCCTAAGACAGCACCTTGAATAATTGATGCTGCATCGTAATTGATGCTAACACCATCTGACGAAGGCACATCTACTGAAGCAGACCCTAAGTATAAGCCAATCATCAAATCTAAGCTATCACCTAACGTATAATGATTTGGGTCTGTAACAGCCTCTAGCTGCGTTTTATCCATGCGGTTGATAGAGACATCGGTCAGGGCTTGCTGAAGTGCATACAGCTCAGAGTTAGTTGTGGAGTTAGCCCACGTTTGAGATGCGTATGAAGCATTACTGTTATACTGCCATGTCCCGCTGTTGTTTCTTACAATAGGGCGCACCCCGTTACTGTTATGAATTACTGACCAAGTGGTTCGATCATCCGTTGATACAGCGTAATAAGCTGCCCCAGCGCCAGCAATATCATCAGCAGTCATGCTGTTGATGTCAGTCCAATATTCGGTGTCTATTTGGCCCCCTGCGTTTGTGATTGACGGTATGTAACCAGTAGCACTCACAGTAGTTCCCATGTCATATTCATTTATATTATCAGAAGAACTTCCAGTTAAATACATTTTAGCGCCATCTTCTCTGAAATATATACCTTGTGGGTTGTTTTCTTGGCCCACTATAGAAATGCTATCAGTTAAAGAAGCTGATGTAATATCCCATGCAGTGCTGAGGTCATACTCAAAAACCTTATCATTAAAAGCACCGCAAACATACATTTTAAGACCGTCTGGCTTGAAAACTACGTCAGTTGGGAAGTATTCAGATCCCCCAGAGGATAGGTCTACCCTAAAAAACTGAAGGTACGAAGCTGATGTAACATCCCAAGCGGTGCTAAGGTCATACTCAAAAACCCTATCATCAGAGTCGCCTATGATATACATTTTTGTGCCATCGGGCTTAAAGAAAACACTTTCTGGAAATGTTTCCTGACTACTTACATCGAAAACATCACTGCTGTTATGTGATAATGTCGAAATATCCCATGCAGTGCTTAGGTCATATTTATATATTTTATTATATTGGTTCCCCGCTAAATACATTGCAAGACCGTCTGGCTTGAAAAACAACCCTCTGGGATCATCATCCTGTGATGAGATGCCAAAAAAATCCCAATTAGAAGCTGATGTAATATCCCAAGCGGTGCTTAGATCCCATTTCTGAACCCTGTCAGTGCTGCTACAAACTACAAATACTCTTGTACCATCAGGCTTGAAAAACACACTGCGCGGAAAGGTGGCTGTAGATCCAATATAATAATTTTGATTGTACGATAAATTTGCCACTTCCCAAATGCCGGTAAGACCAGAGCTTAACTTAATTCCGTTTGCAGCGTCAACGATAGCGCTGTTCATGCTCCAAGAGCCAGAAGAAATAGCTGTATTATCATTGAATGGTGTAATTTCAACGTATGACCCATTAGTTGCAGTCAGAACTGCAACGCCGCCATTACCTTCAATAGTTTTTCCTATATCCGCAGATGAGAAAGATCCTGACCCCAAGGATAAAGTACTTGATGATGGCGTCAGTGTAGTATTATAAGCAGAATTAAGGCGGTCATAGTTTGCCCCATTAGATGCAACATCCCATGAGCCTTTGCTGCTTATACCCGCTTGCGGCACCTCTTTAGTCGCGGAAACAATAGGCGTTGGCGTAATGCTGCTAGAAAGAGAAATGGTGCTGCTTTCACCAGAAACAAATGATTTTGTTAAAGTGCCTGCAACGCTCGCTGCCGCATCAAGTTGAGATTGAAGCCCATCCACGTTTGCAATTACATGATTATGACTATCATCCACAACTGTCGCGGTAATTGTGGCGTCACCCAAATCTGTCAGTGTCGCGCTGCCAGTGACATCACCCGAAAGCGTCAATGTCTGATTGAAATCTTGCGCGGCAGGCGATAAGAAAACAACAGCAGAACCAGACAGATTTAACGCTGATCCTGAGTTGCTGCTTTCAGTCACAGTACGGCTAAGAGTAGTGCCAGAAGCTGTATATGTGCCTGTGCCGATTTCCCAGTTATTTGTGCCATCTTCTATGACGTATCTTACAACATCTCCATTAGACACACCGCCACCGGCAAAGGTCTGATAACCCGCTTCAGCAGCGCCCAATGTAATAGTGCCTGTGCCAGTGGTTGCCGTAGCAACCTTAACGCGGTTTGCGAGTACAACCATTGGCCGCTCCTATTATGCTGGGTCTGGGATTTCTACGTCAAATGATGCAAGCGTAAATGTGTTGCCGCTGGTTACCGCCTGAGACGCTGTAAGCGACCCTGTGGCAAGCAAACGTGACGCTGACACATCAACAATCGCAAAGTGCGTTGCAGTGCCTGTGCCGGTCACAGACCCATCCGTAATCGCTGCCGCAACGGTCTTGCGTCCAGATGTGTCACCATCCTCTGGAGCGCCAAACGACAAGGACGTAGAGTTGCCAAGCGAATATGTGCTTGTCGCCTGCGCGTATGTCGTTGCCTCTTGCGATGTAATGTCAATACGATCAGCTTCAGTGTCCAGCTTGGACAAAGCAGCGTCTAAGACATAATCAGAAATAGTTGCCATTCTTATTCTCCTAGTAGGCTGCTATCTTCAAACGACGACCAGAGCCGCCAAATTTAGCATCAGAACTTTCTTTGTTTATAGCATCCAATGCGCTTTGATACAACGACGCCCATACAGTTGTACGCTGGTCGTCGCCAAGGTATGGCGCTGCGTGGATCAATGACCCATATAAATATACGTCTGGGTGGTGCGTTAAGGCCCAGTTTGTTGTTGTGCTGTCGCTCAGCGGCGGGATCTGCGCGTAATACACCATCTCGACAGTGTACGTGCCATCAGGCGTTGGGTATAGCTCCAACTGGCCATCAGTGATCGCGTAATATCTAGGCTTCCCAGATGTATCGTCATTTACCGTGCGAAGCTGCTGCATTTCGCCTTGGCTGAGCAATTCTAAGCGGTCGCTGTTTGCAATCGAAAACCGAATAGCCTCTAAGTAGTCACCGACAAGACCAGTATATTGGCTGTTGACTGTAGCGGTGACACGCTTCTCCATGCGCCAATGGCGTATGCTGCGATCCATCCCAGCCTCTGCCAGCGAAATAAAATCAGGAATGACAGACGTTAGATCATCGCGGTTTAGCCAATTGGCTATCGACGTCTTTAGCTCTGTGTATGTTGAAATAGCCATTAGTCTAACAATCCTTTTTCTCGCTGATCTGGCATCCCTTGAGCTAAAGCGCCCTCAATATCCGCTGATGATACCCCAAGAAGCGCTGCAGCGCCAGCAATCCCATACTTGCGCACGATTTCAACAAGCCTATCGTCAAAAACAACCATGTTTCTATTTCCGATTGCTTCAATGTTTGTATCAAATCCTTTTTCTTGATAATCTTTGGCCAACGCTTCTGCCTCTCTACGGCTGCCTACCTCAATCGGCTCTGTTTCATAAGGCTGGCCCTTGCGCGACAAATTAATTTTGTAGCCCATCCCGCGTGAGCTGGCATCAAGATAGCGGATGCCCTTGATGCCTTTATCCAACAAGCCTTGCGAAACCTCAGTGGGTGTGGCTCGATCTTGCCCAATCATATCACCACCAAACAGCTCATTGTCATATGCGCGCTTAAGTCTTGCCCCAGCCACTTCTTCGCCGGTTCCAAGGACGCTTTTAACTAAATCACTTTGTTCGTCCAGACGCGCATCGTAATTTACGAAATCATCTGGTGACGCACTAATATCAACTTCGTACATTTGACCGGAGCGCAACTCGCCGCCAGAAGCAATGTGCTGCAAGTCATCTAAAGCGTCTTTGTTTATACCTATAAACGCTTGCTTTTTGCTTCCAGCGCTATCTGGCAAAGCCTCTAATCTTGCCACTTCACCTTTAGTGTATTCAATTGCAGCATCAATATCGCCATTGTGTCGGTCTAGTATTCTATTGACCGCACCTGACCTCATGCCGGTTAGCTTGTCTTTGTAGTGCTTCGCAATTCTTTCGTTTTCTGCAAAATATAATCCATGACCATAAGCTTGCGCCCCTTCGCCAGTGCCAATTTTTGTAACATCAAAACGATCAAACTCATGTGGCGTTCCATGATACGCTTTCATAACAGACGGCGCATCTCTTGACGCAGCGCCAGCAGAGCGCGCCTCACCGGCTGGCTGAAAAATCTCGCTGAGCATGTCGGTGTCAAGCTGGATCGCTGAGCGCGCCAAGCCGGACGCGTCTGCTGCAAGCCTGCCGGCGTCCTCTGTGATTTGCTGCTGCGCCGGTGAGCCGCCAAGCAGCCCCTCCATAACGCCTTGGATGGGCGTCAGGTATCCGCGTGCAGCCAGAGCGGCAGGCGTCAGTGCAAGCGCCATCTCGACACCCATATCAACCGCAGCGCGCCTACGCGCCTCCGCAGTCTGGTCGGGATCGAAGACAACGCCGCCTGCTGTCATCGCGCTCATCTGGCCCTGCACGGGGTTCATCTCGGCGACCGTCTCTACCGCTGGGCGTAGGTTTGGAGGAACGTAACGCTCTAAGCCGGAGAACAGCTCGTCAAGCGCGGTGCGGCGCTGCTGGCCGTTGCTAAAGAAGTTGAAGAGCTGCTCCATATCAGCAATCCCACGCGCGGCGCGACCAGTAGTTAGCGCTCAGCTTGCTACTCTTGCCCTTGATGCCGCCGGAGCGTGCGCAGTAGGACGATTTGCGCTTGGGCTGATCCTTCTTGATGGACATGGCAGGATCGCCAAAGTTAACTTTCTTCACCGTGTCGCCCTCAACCGCCAGCACCTCAAACTTCTTCGGGCCACCGCGTCGCGGCTTATTCACCGCCGTGAACCCGTGGCGCTTTTTCGCGGATGCGATCTTCTCTGCCTTGGTGCGTGCCATGCTATTTCTTCTTCGCGGTCTTCGCCGACTTCTTAAACGCCTTCGCGGTAGGCGCGCCCTTGCTGCCCGCCTTGCGCATCTTCTCGCCAGATCCAGCAGCAATGCGCTTACGCTTTGCGTGGATGTTGGCATATAAACCCTTAGCCATCTAAGCTCCTTCGCCCCACTGGACGCATTGATAATCCATTGCGCGATATGCAGGAAACATCTGCTGCGCGTATTTCAGCCCGCTCGGTATGGACTGTATGCACTGGCTTTCGCTCTGCATCACGGGGCTGCCAAATGCAAAGCAACCACCCTCAACATTGCAAAGCAAAAGCAGCGCCGTCCACATCACTTCTTCTTCTTCGCGTATGACACCTTCTTACCAGACTTTTTGGCAGCGGCCTTGGCTTTCGCCATACCTTTAGGCGTATATGCGTAGTGCTTCGATCCAACTTTGGGCATCGTAACCTCCGTTATATCTTCCCGCATAATAACACTAAAACGCCAAAAAGAAACCCCGCGCGCGCAATGGGAGGAACGCGGCGGGGCCAAGTTGCGCGAGACAGGGAGGAAACTCGCTTGAGGCATAGATAGCGGGAGCAATAACGCTTGTCTATGTGTGGGTAGGGTAAACGCTTTTACGCGGTCACGCAATCCCCTGCAAATTGCGCCTGAGCGCACCACGCCAACGTGACATCGGCCCGCTCAGGGCCGTTGCCGCGTCTGACGCCATCGTCAGGCACACGGCGTCAGCAAGATCCGGCGAGCGCAGGCCGCGCTTGCGCATGGCGTCCTTGCTCTCGGCGGCCATCTTCCCAGAAGACGTGAACGCGTAGCGGATGCCAGTGAGATCAGCCAGCAGCTCATCGTCGCTGGGCAGCTTGCAGGAACGATCCTCCAGCCACGCCTTGCACTTGAACCACAGCTCCGTGCGCAAGTTGTTATACGTCTCCTTCATCGACGGTGCCTCGGCCACGTTCACACCGCGCACGGGTGCGCCAAGCTCGTGCATCCGATCAACGACGCCCGACCCTATGCCAATACTATCCACAAGGATCTCGCTGGGCTGCTGCGACGGGGGCAGCGCATCATACTCAGCCATCACGCGGCCAACGGTCTGCATCAGATCAAGCCCGCGCCACGACTTGATCTCGGTAATCACGCTGCCCTCGCGCTTGCAGAACGCGGT